TAGTCATGATCAGCCCACGTCATCCCGACAGCGCCGTTTGGTAGAGACAATGCCGGTAGCCCCAGTTCACGGGCGGCGATGGCATCGAGCTCGCCCTCCGTTATCCAAACCGTCCTAGCTGTTGCTGGGATCGTGTGCCAGCCATACAGGATTTGCTTGAGGTTTTTCCCAACAAACTTGCCTCGACCCTCGTAATTTATGGGCTTGTTTTTAAGACAAGTCAGACGCCCGTCAACATCAAAGAACTGGAAAATGAGATCCATTCCTTCGGTGTTCATGGCATCAGTCGCGTAGACCTTATGCCGAAACACAAGCTCCCCTACGTCTTTGAAGCCACGGTTCTCAAGGAATTGGTGCAGTAGTTCAGTGTTAGTTTCTTTCGGCGGTCGTGGCTTCGCGTACTTCTGCTTGGCAGCGGGAGAGATCTTTTGACGTTTCGGTTTGATGCTGTAGTTCTTCTGGGCCCACTCCTTTGCGTCAACAACCGAACACTCTTTAGCACTCATAATCAGGTCCAAGAGGTCCCCATGCTCTGAGGTCGCAAAGTCCGTCCACTGCCCGGCTTTTTCGCCCTGAAGAATTACCGACAAGGAGCGCCCAGGCTCACCCGCTACACTGCCCAACTTGAAATGACCGCTCTCGATCAAGCCTTCGGGATACAACTCCTGACAAATGCTCGAGGCATGAGGTGCTAGGTGCCGTTTCAGTTCCGCGATTTGCATTACTCGATTCCTTTCATAAGTTGAATGCTTTTGTCATCACTGATCAGTGACTTTGTGTAGGCGTAGGTTTCGTCACCTATCCCTTGCCATCCTTTCGCGATGGTGTAGTCCACAAGCTTGTCGAAATCAGTTACCCCCGCCGTAACGAGTCTTGAGAATTCGTTTGTGGTTCTTGTGACATGGGACTGTGACGGGGCTCTAGCGGTTGGATATTTGTATTGCCACCAACGTCGCCAAGCCGACTCACTCACACCTACAGGAGGGTTACGGCTTATTATTTCTTTCTTACTTAGTATTTCTTTCTTATTAGTACTTCTTATGTTTCCGGTTTTTCCGGATCCTGATAATCCGGATCCTGTTTTTCCGGATTCCGTAATTTCCGTACTTCTCTGGACCGTATCGAACGAATTAGGAACGTCTGCTACGTCCCAGTCCGGCCTTGGCTGTTTCGGGTTGTTCTCATCACGCTTCCAGACTCTTCGGATGTATCCCGCTGCCTCAAGCTCTTTTGTGATTCGAGTGATTTTGTCTTTGCTACAGCGGAAGTGTGCGGACAAGTGCTTGCCAGTTGTCTCCCAGTAAGGAGCGTGGCTCAGGAGGTAGCAAAGGACGCCCAGAGAGTCTGCGCCGAGGTCCTGAGTGCGGAGCAACTCGTTTGGCAAAGTGGTGAAATTTTTTTTGTTTTCCGCGATACGAAAAATCATTGGACCTCCATGTGAAGTCCGATAAAACAGTATCCCTTCAGATCTGTCAATCTGTAGATGAGTATTTCATGTATGGATGATTCCTATAACGTACAGATTAGGGTGAGACACCACTGTATAAATATCAGGATTGCCTGGACTTTGATCTCCAGATTAGGATTGATAGACGCAAATTTATTTTGGGTAAAATTTACGAGGATCGATACATGGAAGTGACAAAACAACAACGAGCTGACTGGCTAAACGCTACGCTCGACGCCCGTGGGTTGAGCGATTACGGTCGCGCTGCCCACATCTGTAAGCGCCTAGGATGCTCAAACGCTGTAGCGGCTGGATGGTTGAGGGGGTCTTTGCCCTCCGATCTCAAGCTCGCTATGGATTTTTGTCGTGAATTTAGCATCAGCCTTCACAACTGGGTCTACGTTGATGATTCGACAAACTTCGACTCATCAAACGGCGGTATTCCAGCTGACAGGCTGCTCTATACCGTACAAATGGTTCGCAAATACGAGCGTGATCATGCTCGTATTAGTGATGAACAGTACGCTTGGTTGATGCAACGCCTAGCGAGCACCGATCAACCTAAACAAGAACTCCAACAAATATCGGAGGTCATTCAACTATTCGGCAAGGAGGCAGAAAATGAAAAACAAACTATCTAGAAGCAACTTTCATAACACTGACTTTGAGAAAGAGTTTAGTGAGTGGTTACAGGGTCAAGAAGACGGAACGTTAGATAGCAAAGATATCGAAGTGGACGATTATCCAATCATTTGTTCGAACCGACCAATTGGAAGATATCAGGCGGTTCTGGACGGTGATGGGATTGTTCGCTTCGCATCAACGAATGCCCGAAAGATCTGGATGGAAGAAGACTTTAAGAAAGTAATGTTTAAGGAACAATGCGTCTTCGATATTTTTAAATTTCTTTTTCCTGTTGCCACAGCACAATTAACGAAGCAGTTTAGATTGGTGACTGATGGGAGTTTTAAAAATACCGAGACGGTGATAGATCTTCGCAATGATCGATTGGAAGCAAACCATCCTTTCAACACGGTCTTCTATTCACATATGAGATCTTTAAGTCATTCAATCGCGACAGACCTATATCGAGGTGCAATATGCAAAAGCCTACTGCACAAGCCAAGTAACTCTTGGGTAGACCAGGCAGAATTGCATGATGAAGTAAAAGAGTGGGCCTTAGACGTTGTTAAAACGTTGGAAGGCGCTGAAGGCTGGGTCCTTTGGGAATGGACTGTAGCGGCTCCCCTAGAAACTAAGCTTTGGATTGATAAGCCTCGCAAGACAGCGCTGAAAACTGTGCAAAAACACTTCCCAGAAGCTGAGGCTATAGTCCAATAATTTTTCCGCCTTCTTAATCTGTAAATTAATTTTTAATTTGTAGGTGATTTATCATCCATAACATGGCATTCTCTTTTGCAATAAAGGAGAATTCACATGGATGTACTTTCTTCAATCGTCTGGTCAAACCTGTCTGCAGTTGAAGTTGACAGGTCTCAGATAAAATCCGAAACCATCACCGCTGACGATGGCTCTATAAACACCATCGATTACGTTCCGTGGATGGTCGCGCATCAAACAATGATGGGCATCTTCCCCGATTACGAATGGGAGTTTGAAAAAGCCGAAGACGGATCTCACGCACACTTTTGCGGAGACAGTGCAGAAGTGCGTTGTAAGATGACAATCTGCGGTAAATCTATCCTAACTACCCTGCCCGTCTATGAGTTTGGCGGATCTGGGGCCCTCGCCAAATATCCAAACGCACATCAAATAAACACGGCGAAGCAACGCTGTCGAGTCAAGGCGATGGCAGAGTTTGGTTTGTTCAGCGATCTCTATATCCCTCGCCAACGCGCTGTGCCGAAACAGGTTGAAAAGCCGCATCCGGTGCAAGAAAAGATCTTACAACTAGTCACAGAAGACCAGCTCGAAGATGAAGGCGACACGCTTGCAAAAGAGTGGACGAAGATGACGAAGGGTTTTAAGAGGGAAAAAGACACAAAGGAGGACCTCGAGCATTTTTTCGAAAGGTTCGCTAATCATTTACGCAACCTGAAGATAGATGAAACCGATCAAGAACGATCTGATCGAGAGAAAGCTTTCATCGAAGTCAGGAAGAGCAAGGGGTACAAGTTCGCTCCGAAGTCGGATAACAAATCATGATTCGGCATGCTCAAGGAAGTGAAGGTTGGTTGCGGGAAAGAGCTTACGTCATCACATCGACTGAGGCATCTGGGCTAGAAAGCAAGAACCCTTGGAATGGTCAGTGGGAAGTTGTGCGTCAGAAAGTTAGGGCCCTGTCAGGAGCTCCATCTGAATTCAAGATGAGCCCCCCAGTAGCTCACGGCGGCAAGATGGAGCCAACTGCTCGAGGTTGGTATGAATCTGAATATGGCGTTGAGGTTGTTGAGACTGGGTTGGTCAAACACCCAGAGCACGGTTTCCTTGGAGCGAGTTCAGATGGTTTGGTGGATCTAGACGGCTGCGTGGAAATCAAATGCCCTTTCGGGAAGAAACTCTACTCAGTTTACGACAAAGACAAGCAGCACTACCTCATTCAGATCTACATGGCGCTGGAGTGCTTGGATCGAGACTGGTGCGACTTCGTCTGTTACCTGTCAAAGCCAGGGCAAGAGCTGCAAGTAAACGTAGAACGAGTGCATCGTAAAAAAGGTTGGCTCGAAGAGGAGCTGAGCTGTGATCTTTTGCCGCAACCGCGTAAGGGGACCATTAAGAGGGTCAGCCTTTATCACGCTTGGTGGAACTATATCCAAGATCAGTTTCAACAGTCTGCTCTGCGACAAGTCCATATCGATCCTCTCAAGGACAAGTCATTCACCGAGGTAGAAGACGAGGAGATGACCTCGCTTGCCAAGTTGATGGCTCGCATTAAAGAGATCAAGGCGCGCAACAAAGATGACCTAGAAGCGCTTGAAACCCTCAAGAAACAGAAAGAAGAGCTCAAACACAAAATTGTAGATCGACATGCTACGAGCGTTACGAACGGATTGGTGAAGATCAAAGTCGTGACCGGAAAGTCTCCTGTCGATTACAAGAAAGTGTTCGAGTTTTTGGGCGGTGAAGAACTGCTCAAGCAAAAAGGTCGAGGGCTAGACAGCTTTCGTAATGAACCAACCCGCCGAGCGACGGTGGTTGAGGAGTAAACATGGACGGTAAAACAAAATTCGCGAACGGCTTCTATGCGAAACCAAGGACCGAAAAACAGCCTGAGTGGGTGATGGCAAAGTTTGGAATCAAGCTTGATGAGCTCGACTGGTTTCGATCAGCGGTTGCTGATGCTCAGAGTTCCGGTAAGGAGTTTCTGAACTTCGACATTCGCATGGGTAAAAACGGAAAGGCTTACGTTGCGGTTGACGATTGGGAACCTAAGCCTAGAGGTGGCGGCAGTGACAACGCGCCTTTCTAACAAAGGAAAAACACATGGCTCTACGTCTTACGAGAGCCGTGGATTCGAGGCTATTTGGGGGTTTTCACCTAGATTCCGCGGATTTGAAAGGGACCAGCGACCACATTGTGTGGGTCCGCAAGGTCAACATTACGCCCGAACACCAGTACGCGGTCTTCAACGTGTGGTCTCAAGACCATACGCGAGAGTTCTCGCTCGATGTAAGGGAAAGTTTCAGCCTAGGGAAGGAAGTAACCATATGGCTGGAGGCATGCGACGAATATCCAATGGTCATACCAGAACGATGTTTTGTTTGTGGAGCTCAGAGAAAGCGACCTCAAAAGGTCCGAATCGCTCAGGCAAAAATCGGAGTGGATGCGCCAAGGGAATACACAATTATCAGAGATGATGCGAGGAAGAGATGACAGATGAAGTAACACCAATAGGTTTCGGCGGGAAAATGTTCGATTTGAACAAGCTAAGTGACGATCAGAAACAAACCATCGCCCGTTTCCAAACCTTGGAAGTTGCGGTCGAGCAGATGGGTCAACTAGCAATGATGATCGCTAACCTGAATAACCTATCTAATTTAGCCGCCGAAGGCTTGCGCATGAACATGGCTC